TTTCTATGTCGAGCGAGCGGAGAGTCCCCCGAGGGACCGGAGCGAGCGAGACAGACCAAGGGATGGAGCGCCGGTGGCTGTGGGGCCACGGCGCTCTCCCTAAACGACTAAAGGAGCCAGCCCGTCGAGGCTGGCTCCGAGGAAAGCGCCGCATCGACAGCGGCGCTTTCCTCAACGTAAAGCGATTTCGATTTACTAATGTTCCGGACGCGCCGGTGACCTTTGGTGGTCCCGGCGTCGTTCGGGTTATCTCCCGGTTCCGCAGTCAGCGGAAACCGGGGAATTCCGGAAGTCTTTCCGATCCCCCTAGGGGGTGGCCCTGCAGCCACCCCTCAACCAAGGACCCGAGGGAGGGACCGAGTGGTTCAACGCGTCGTCTCGGTCCCGAAGAAGGGCGGCGGGTCCGCCCGGAACCCGGTGAAGCCTCCCAGGTCCAGGGGAGGCGTCTCCGCCGGCGGCAAGAAGTTCACCTCGTCTCAGGCGAAGGCCGCCTTCATCGAGTACATCCAGGCGGGCTACACGGTCGCCGCGGCGCTCGAGCGAGTCGAGCGCGCCCAGAAGACCTACGAGTACTGGCGCAAGACCGACGAGGATTTCAAAAGTAACGTCGACACCGTGATGGCCACCCGGAAGGTGACCACCACCGACCGGGACGACGCCAAGCTTGCGGCCCGCAAGATGGGGTTCGCAGAGTGGCGGATGAAGTACCTGGGCCTTCCCACGTACTGGCACCAGCTCCAGTGGATCGACCTGATCGAGGGGCGCGATCCCCGCGACCTCCACCCGGCGCAGACCTTCGAGGTCGGCCGCCGGCGGAACCGGGTGGTCGTGAACTGCCCCCCGTTCCACGCGAAGTCGATGACCGTCTCGATCGACTACGCGACCTACCGGATCTGCTGCAACCCCGGCGTCCGGATCATCATCATCTCGAAGACCCAGGGGATGGCGAAGAAGTTCCTCGGCGCCATCAAGATGCGTATGACGCACCCGCGGTACGCGCAGCTGATCAAGGACTTCGCCCCCGAGGGTGGCTTCGAGCAGTCCGCCGAGCAGTGGACCGGCGACATCGTCACCCTCGCCGCGGCCGACCGCGACGGCGTCGAGAAGGACCCCACGGTCCAAGCTCTCGGTATCGGTGGCCAGGTCTACGGCGCCCGCGCCGACCTGATCATCGTCGATGACGCGGTCACCTTGGCGAACGCGAACGAGTGGGAGAAGCAGCTCGACTGGATCTCCCAGGAGGTCGGCTCCCGCCCGGGGCCGTCCGGGAAGATCCTGGTGGTCGGTACCCGGGTCTCGGCCAACGACCTCTACTACCAGTTGAGGAACCCCGACAACTACACGTCAGGGATCTCACCTTGGACCTACCTGAGCCAGCCGGCGATCCTCACCGACGACCCTGACCCGAAGAACTGGGAGACGCTGTGGCCGAGGGCCACGCGCTCCTGGTGGGACGAGGATGAAGGGTCAAACGAGTGCGACTGCGGCCTCCCGGAGTGCCAGCACGGCTACGGTGACGGTGCCTACCCCCGCTGGGACGGCGTCCACCTGGCACCACTGCGCGAGAACGAGGCGCGGTGGCAGTTGGTCTTCATGCAGTCAGCGATCGCTGGGGACGCGGCGTTCCCGACGCACGCACTCCAGAACGCCACGAACCGGGCCCGCCGGCACGGCAAGGACGGCGGGATGGCGTCGGTCCCGAAGGGGATGCACATCGTCGCCTCCCTGGACCCGGCGACGTCCGGCGCCGCGGCCTTCGTCGTCGGCGCCGTCGACAAGTTCACCGGGAAGCGCTGGATCTATGACGTCTGGAACGTGAAGCACCCGACACCCCAGGAGCTCAAGGACCGGGTGAGGTCGATCACTCTCGAATACGGCGTCCATGAGTGGCGGATCGAGAAGACCGGCCTCTTGACCATGTTCACGCAGGACGCCGGGCTGAACCGGTGGCTCGCGGCCCGAGGCGTCCGGCTGGTGCCGCACTACACCGGCTCGAACAAGCATGACGTCGGCTTCGGTGTCGGCAGCATGTCGAGTCTCTTCGGCGTCTACGAGCAGTCCGAGGATGGCTTCAGGGAAGTGATGCCGCCAGTGATTGAGCTCCCCCGCTGGGAGGGCGACATCCAGCAGCTCGTGCACCAGCTTCAGATCTGGCACTCGGACCTGGACCCGAAGAAGACTCCGATCGACCTGGTGATGGCGCTCTGGTTCTTCGACATCGGCTGTCGCGACTGGGTCCTCGCCGGCAGCACCCAGAACAACCGGCATCGCAAGTTCAGCCGGATGGCCCCGGCGGAGTCCCGCCGGAAGGCCGCGGTCGTGAATCTGAACGATTACAGGAGCGTTGGATGAGTCGCATCGAACAGGCGATGGCCAACGTCGAGCACGGCAAGCAGCGGTTCGCACCGCGGTGGCGCAAGATCACCGAGGTCCTGGCGGTCCGTGAGGGCCGATGGAACGAGATCCGGCCCGGGTTCTTCCCTGAGGAGATCCCGGAGCCGATGATCGCGAACTTCATCGACGTCGCCGCGCAGGCGTCAGCCGAGGCGATCGCACCGCTCCCTACGGTCTCGTGCGCGAACCCGAACATGAGCACCGACGCGGCCCGGAAGGCCGCGGACAAGCGGACGAAGATCGCGAACCACTACGTCACCCACTCGAACCTCTCCGACCAGAACGCTCAGGCCGGCGACCACATCGGGTCGTTCGGGTTCACGGTGTACACCGCAGAGCCCGACTTCTCGGAGCGGACCCCCTGCATCTACGTAGAGAGCGCCATCGGCGCCCTCTACCAGAACAACCGGCGGGGCGAGACCGTCTGGTTCGCCCGGTGCTTCCAGCGCGACGTCAAGGAGCTGATGGCCGAGTTCCCGGCCGCCTACCTGTCGCTGGCCCGGAAGACCAGCCAGGGCGAGAACACCGTCGAGGTCGTCCGCTACATGGACGCCGACGGTGACCTGCTGTTCCTTGCTGAGGACGGCGCGGTCCTGATGAGCGTCGAGAACGTCATTGGCCGGTGTCGGGCCCAGGTGGCCGAGCGGCCGAAGGTGAACGACGTTCCCCGTGGCCAGTACGACGACGTCGTCTGGATCCAGATGGCCCGCGCCCGGTTCGCCAACCTGACCCTCCAGGTGGCGGACGACGTGGTGAACGCGCCGATCGCGGTCCCCCGCGACGTCCAGGACTTCGAGGTCGGCAACCAGGCCGTCCTCCAGTCGGACACCCCGGAGAAGATCGGGCGCGTCCGGATGGACGTCCCGAACACCCCGTTCGTCGAGCTGGGCAACCTACAGAACGAGCTCCGGCTCGGCGGCCGGCACAGCGAGATGCAGGACGGTCAGACTGACGCCAGCATCATCACCGGCAAGGGCGTCCAGGCGCTCCTCACCGGCAGCGACGGCCGGATCAAGACCCTTCAGGGTCGGCTTGCCAGCGCACTCACCGACGTCATCGAGATGTGCTTCGAGATGGACGAACGGCTATGGCCGGACGTCGAGAAGTCGATCACCGGCCTCCAGGACGGCGCGCCGTACGAGGTCAAGTACAAGCCGTCCCGGGACATCGCCGGGAACTACACCTGCTCGGTGTCCTACGGCCTCACGGCCGGTCTGGACCCGAACCGGGCGCTGGTCTTTCTGCTCCAGGGGCTCACGTCGAACGTGTTCTCCAGGGACACCGTGATGCGCGAGATGCCGTTCGACCTGAACGTCACCGACGAGCAGAAGAAGATCTACGTCGAAGGAATGCGCGATGCCCTCATGGGCAACATGGCCGCGCTAGCCCAGGCTATCCCCGCGATGGCGATGCAGGGTGGCGACCCGACCGACATCATCATGAAGGTCGGTGCCACCATCCAAGCCCTCCAGAAGGGCAACACGATCGAGGACGCCGTAGAGAAGGCGTTCCCACCTCCACCGCCACCGGAAGCACCAGCCGAAGAGCAAGATCCGGCAGCCGGCGGAGTCCCGCCCGGGCCGCAAGGTCAGGGCGCGCCCCCCGAAGCGGGGGGTGGTAGTCCTCCGGCGGCCGGCGGCGCGGCATCAGATCTTCTGATGGCGCTCGCCGGTACTTCGGCGACCGGCGCACCTAACTTGTCCTTCGGGGTCAGTAAGCGCCGGCCGGTCTAACTACCCCGCCCTACTCCTTCGACAACCGAGCTAGCCCCTCGGCTGGGTAGGGCATTGTCCCGCTCGCCTTGTGCGGTTTTGGGGACAGTTGCTGGGATGGGCTCCAGAGCCGGCGGGGGAGACGTCCCCGCAGCCGGCGCGCCGCGGGATAGTTCAGATGGCAGAACGCCGGGCTCATAACCCGGATGTCGCGTGTTCGAGTCACGCTCCCGCTACGTAGAACAGTAGTACCACTAACACAAGGAGATCCGGCGTGACCGTCGACAAGATGCATCAGGGCGGAATGCTCTCGAAGTCCGACAAGGACACCCGTTCGTCCGGGGCGCCGAAGAAGGAGCCCCTGGCGAAGCCCGCCCCTCCGGGGGTCGAGCACGAGAAGGAGAGCCACAGCTCCACCGGTGCGAACCCGCGCAAGGCTCACTGAGGTCCGCATGGAAGAGGACGAGATCTACG